GTCATATTCCATTTTTGCTTCTGTTCTACGCCTTTCTTTTGAGCAAATTTCTTACTATCACAGTTCTTACATACGTGAAAGTAGGAATTGCTTAGACGCTTAGGATCCATGCTTCCTCTTGTGCGTTCAAACTCTCGATCACAACTATCACATCGAAACACACACATAGTAGTTTCACGCTTGTAGGCGTGTTCCTTGCCCATTTTGCTTTTGCGAACATGTCGGGTTTGCTTTTTAAATTCTCTTATGAACATAACTATATTTACATTAAGATTATAAAAACATACGATAAATAACATAAGCAAAGAAATAAAATTTCTACATTCTATAGCGGAGTTCTTAAATGGCAAGACAAGATATTAACATTGGTGTTGAAGGTAATGATGGCACTGGTGATAGCATACGTGAATCGTTTCGTAAAGTAAACGAAAATTTCCAAGAAATATATGCAGTTTTTGGTCAAGGTGGAAGCATACAGTTTACATCTTTATCAGACACGCCTGATGCACTATTACCAAACACTATTCCGTTAGTAAATGATGCCGGAGATCAAATTAATTTAGTAGAATTTGCATCTAACTCTGCACTAGACGAAACAGCACAAGATACTATTACGTTTAGTTATAGTGTTGCAGGTAAACTAGTTATTTCAACAGCGTTTACAAAATTATCAGATGACCAAAAACCATCCCTCGGCGGACCATTAAATGTTGGCGGCAATGCAATTGGTAATGTTGCAATTAGTCAATCAGCAGTTCAAGAATTTAATAACAGACACAATACAAACTTAACCATTGACGATTTAGTTATTACCAAAGGTTATGCCGATAGACGTTATATTAGTTCTGGATTACCAATTCGTGTTGCAGGCGAACCTGCTTCAAGAGATGATTATATTTTAAATATTAATCGTTATATTGACGGAAACATTGAAGTTTTATCTCATGGGTATGACACTGGTATTAACGGAACTGCATTTATATTTAATTCAATATACACTGATCCAACTAATTTAACTAGTGAGCAAACATATTATTTACGATACATATCTACAGATAGATTTTCCGTACACTCAACACAAGAAGATGCTCAAATTGTAGACGATAATGCAGCAGCCGCAACAAAAATTTATATCACTGGTGATATTGCAGCTGACGACGAACATACAATGGTTGACAAGGGATTAGATGTTACATTAGAAGGAAACTTCTTGTCAGATGTTGCAATGCCTAGAAGCAGTGTTTTACGCAGACAAGGCGACACAATGGCAGGATCACTTACACTTTCAGATCATCCCGGTGATTTGGCAGGGTTTGGTGTAATCAACGGAGACGACGATCTACAAGCAGCAACAAAACTATATGTAGATAATAGTGGATATTCATCTACAGTAAACTTATTTGTAAGCACAAACGGTGATGACAGAATGATCGGTGTGCCACCAGGCAAAGAAGGATCTGCATTTAATTATGCGTACCGTACTATTAATGCTGCGGCAAGACGTGCTGAAGAACTTGTTAAAACCGCTCCAGAAGAACCAGGTCCTTATTTCCAGACTATTACGAGAGACAATGGAGACGATACAGCTAATGTTGTCTCAGCAGAAGTCGATGTTCCTGTGTATGAACAAACTAGACGATTGATGGAACTAAACAGAGAATACGTTCAGAAAGAAATTTCTGGATATATTGCATTTACGTTTCCAGAATTTATCTACGAAGTACAAACATGTGAAAGAGATATTGGATTAATAATAGATGCTATTGCATATGACATTAACAGACAGCTAGAAGCAAACTATCTAACACGTCAAGCAGCTGAAAGGTACTATTCAAGTACAAGTGGCCGTTATGCAATTACTAAACAATTAAGCGAAACTGTTGGTGCAATAACTACTGCTAAAAATATTGTAGACGCAATTTTACAGAATAGATTATATAGAGAAAAAGAAATATCTTCTGTAGATAGAAGTGGTTCTAGTAACGAACGTGCAAGAGTAACAACTTCAACTAATCACGGACTGATAGATAAAGAACAAGTAATCTTTAAAGATATGGGAGGCATGACTGAAATTGAAGGTTTGTCTGCATATGTTAAAGTTATTGATGATGATACTTTTGAACTTTACGAAGATGACGACCTATTAAACTTATGGGATATTAGTACATTTACAAACTATACCACTGGCGGTAAGATGGGTGTTGTATATCAGCCTCGTGTTGCAGATTTTAATAGTATTAAAATTGAACAAAGTTTTGATGATCCAGATGCTAATATTGTTGCAAGAACAGCAGTGAGTGCTAAATTTGATTTAATATTAAATATTATTCAAAATGGTATCGATGCAGGTGCTGACGTTGTATATGGTAGCACATACAAATTAGTTTTAGATAACGGTTCTAGAACCTTTATTGATCAAGGTGATCCAGATAATACTGATACATTGCCAGGCAAGGTAATAGTTGGTGAAGTTTCTGGTGCTAAGGGAAGAATTGTAAGTTTAATAACAAACGACGGAACTGAGAGTAATAACGATACATTCCAATTAATACAATTAAATGGAAAAGATTTTGTTGCAGGCGAGCCTGTAAAATATGGAAACTACGTTAAAAATAAACAAATAACGCTGTTTGTTGAATCAGGAACATACGAAGAAGATTTTCCAATTAAACTTTCTAATAATGTATCATTAAAAGGTGATGAATTTAGACGAGTTATTATTAGACCAAAGGATCGTGTATCACAATCTAAATGGGCTAATACATATTTCTTCCGAGATAAAGAATTTGACGGGAATGTGCTAGCAACTGCTGGTTCACCGTTCTTTAATCAAACTGGTGAGCATCAAGGTTATTTTGGCAGACATTATTTGTCTAATGTTGAAGCGCCTGCTAATGTTGGCCCGGAAACAACAAATAGTGGCAATTATTTAATTGCTGCTCAAATCATGCGACTTAATAAAGCATTCATTCAAGATGAAGTAATTTATTATGTTAATACAAACGCCGATGATCTTTTGTATAATAAATCTCTTTGTCAAAGAGACTTGGGATATATTTTAAACGCAATTGTATTAGACGTTGCGTTAGGAACAAATTACAATAGCGTAACTGCTGGTAGAGCATATCTGCGAGCAAACTATGAAACACAGATACAATTTGAAAAAACAAATACATTACTTGCTATAAACAAACTTAAAACAGATGTATTAGCATTAGCACAAGTAGCAGCCGACGCTACAGCAGTAGCAAGAGTAACTGCGTCATTTAATGAAATTATAGATATTATAACAAATGGCGAAAGTGCAATTGATGCATTTTCTTATCCGGTACCTGGAGCATTGCCTAGTGCAGAAGCTGACAGTGCTGCAACTAGATTGCAAAACAATACTGACTTTATCAAAGCNGAAATTACCGCCTGGATAGCAGTAAATTATCCAACACTAGTATATGATACTGNTAGATGTGCTAGAGATGTAGAATACATCGTAGATGCGTTAATACACGATGTGTTATACGGCGGAAATCGTGCTACTAAAGTTGCAGCTAGAAGTTATTTTGTTGGTGCAATCGGTCAGTTAGGTGTAGGTGAAAGCACAGCAACTATAGCAGCATATGGTAGATTACAAAATGTTGTTTCTCAAATAGTACAAGGAACAACAGTTACAGCATCTACTGGTAATAACGAAGCACAAGATGCTACAGGTACAAACGCTACAGGTACAGAAGGAACTATACTTAACAATCTAGTTCAAATTATTATAGATGTTATTGATGATGGTAATATTAACGGAATGCCTACTGATGTTGATCCGTCGATATCTTGGGCAACGTCCGGATTACAATTAGCATCAAACACTATTGATAGTAATCAGACTACATTGATCGGCGATGTAATAACTTATCTAGATGACGAGATTGACTTTATATACGACCAAGACAAATGCCGCCGAGATGTTGGACTTATCGTAGATGCATTAATACAAGATTTGACAAGAGGCGGAAGCGAATTTGTACTACAAGCACAAGGCGCATATTATTCAAATTACATTTTGTCATATGATAATGCAGGTTTTGGCGGACAAAAGAATATTACAAGTGCTGCAATAAATCATATTAGTACGCTTGCAGGTGATCTATTAGCAGCAATAGCTCCAACACAAAATGCTGCAACAGAACCAGATATTTCAGCAGGAACAAGCGAGGCTGGTACACCACCGCTAGTTGGTAATTTAATTGATCTAGTAACATTTGCATTTGATCCTGCATACAATCCTCCTAAGCGTAATGACGAAATGGACATGTTCTTGTTGTCGGATGCTACAATTGTGAGGAACGTAACGTGTCAAGGACACGGCGGATTTATGTGTGTGTTGGATCCTGAAGGACAGGTACTAACTAAATCCCCGTATATACAAACTGCTTCTAGTTTTTCTAAGAGCGAAAACGAAAAGAGATTTAGAGGCGGCATGTATGTAGATGCATTTGCAGGTAATATCCCAGCAAGAATTACTAACAAAGTAAGCCCGTTCATTCTAGATTTAGCAAGTGAAGCAGGACAAGGCTTATTTGTAAGAGAACCTTTATTGCCATGCCCGTTCTATTTAGAAGGTAGACGCTTCCAAGTTAATGCCATTTCAAATTATGACTCTGGTGCAGGTACAGTTAGAATTTTCTTAGATGCAGGATCTAATCCAGATGATAGCGGACAAGGACAAGGTTATGATGAAACTTTGTTTGATAGTAATCCAGGTGTTGTCGCAAGAGATTTGTTTTTACAAACAGCTGGTAATAGATCAATTCTAGGAAACGACTATACACAGATTAATGATTTAGGTTATGGTCTTGTTTGTAATAACGGTGCGTTTTCTGAAATGGTTAGTATGTTTACCTACTATTGTCATGCAGCTTACTATGCTGCAAACGGTTCGGAGATTCGTTCACTAAACGGTTCTAACGGATATGGCTTCTTTGGCCTTGTTGCTGAAGGTGCCGATCCGAACGAAATTCCAGATCAAGTTACATTACGTGATGCTATGAACATACCTGCAAAGGCATGTACTACTGCAACAACACCAAACGCATTTGACGATGCATCTCTGTATATAATGGATGTAAAGACTCCTCCCACTGTTAACAGTTTAGTGCAAATCGATCACGGTGGATCTGTCGGAGTACTTAACTATGTTATCTCAAATGTAGATAATATTTCTGATACACTTAATAATGGCACAGTTGGCGATTCTGCAGAAGATGTAGCAGTAGGTAGTATTAATACACTTACTAATGTAATCGGTGCTGATGTTAATCGTACAACAGGAACATATACAAGCCTAAGTGCTTCAGGAAGTGCAGGCGGTGTTGGTGCTAAATTTAAAGTAGAAGTTGACGGGTCAGGAGCTCCGACAGTCAGTTTAGAAGCTAGAGGATATGGATATCGTTCGGGAGAAACACTAACTATTGCAGACGCAGCAGTTGGCGGTGGCGGCGCAGTCGATGTAACGTTTGATACAGACGATGTTCAAAATGATTCGGCAGTTCCAAATATTAGATTTAGTCATGCAATTTATGAATTAGATCTTAGAGCAGACGATATTTCAGGAGCCGACTTCTTCGGAACTTTACAAGCAACTGTAGCTAACGAAAGCTATATAGAGTACAAAAATAACTTTACACAAATATTTGACGGTATTAGAGATCCGGCTAGATTAGAAACAAGACCATCAACTGCTATTAACTTTGACGAAACTGACCTAGTAACTTATAGAAGTTTAAGTTTTCAAAATACCAACTCGTTTGCTGTTCCGTTAGGATCTAACCAGATCACGGCAGGATTAGAAGTTGGATACGACTTTATTCAAATCGATGTTGATCCTNACAATTTAACAGGAGGCTATGGTAGTACACAGGGCGATACTAAAATAGCCATTCNAGNAATAACTAATCCCGAGACAGTAACACGTTTGCTTAGAGATATTGCAGGCCTACAACCTGGCGATGCAGGATATGCAGGAGGCTTGTTGTTTACTTGGAGAGGTAAGACGCACCAGATTGTAAATTATGATGCTAGTGGTGCTTTTGCATATATTACAATAGACGATGTAGCAAATACAAATATTCACATTGCGTACACTGGCACAGGATTAAATGAATCAATACCTGCAAGTGCGTTAAAGTTTGGTTGTGGTTTGCAAGCGGGAGCAACAGCAGAAATTACTATTGCTATCTCACTATGTCGTGCAACAGGACACGATTTTACACAAATTGGTACGGGCGGATTTAATGATTCAAACTATCCAAACGTTATTTTAGGAGATCCAGAAAATCCGTTAGCAATTTCATATGACGATTCCCCAACTGCGATTGCAGCACAAGTTTGGGAAAGACGTAAAGGGCGTGTGTTCTGGATGAGTACAGACCAATACGGTTTCTTCCGTGTAGGAAAGTTCTTCAGCGTTGACCAAGCAACAGGTGATATTGAATTTGCAGGCGAAATTGGTTTAACAAATGCTAACTCATTAGGGTTCAAACGCGGTGTTACAATTAACGAATTCTCAGCAGATGATTCGATGAGTGATAACTCGGGGCAAGCTGTTCCGGTCGAAAAAGCAGTAGTCGGATATATCAATCGTGTACTAGGATATAACGTACGGTCGGGATCACAAATTGATGCTTCTCCAGTTGGCAACAGAATTGGCAGCGGCTTCCTTCCATTAGACGGAGATGCTGCGATGGAAGGCGACATTGATATGGGCACCAATGTTATCACTAACTTAGGATTGCCTAGCACAGACGGTACTGCGGCTGCTAACAAAAATTATGTTGATTCGGTTGCTGGAGACTTTGACGAGATTGATAACTTACGAAATGTTGAAATAAACAACATTGCACAAAATGATCTTTTTGTTGCAACAGGCAAAAAGCGAATTGTAACTACTCCGGTACAAGGAGGCACTTGGAGTATAGGAGACACAATCGGTCTTCCACAATCTGGCACTCCAACTAAGACAGGTGTAATTGTAGATATTGACACAAGTGCAACNGATCCTATCTTAGGTAGCATTAATATTATTACATATACACCAACTCTCGGAGTTTTTGCTAATGGTGAAACGTTATATGATTTACCAGGTGGTTCAGCTTATGCAACAATACAAGATGGTCCGTTCGACGAATGGGCTAATGCGTCTGAAGCAACTGACTCGGTAATCAACTGGACCGTAAATAGAACCGACACCGGTACTACCGTTGACTTCCAGATCGAAGACGATACCATTATGAACGCTGATGTTAATTCGGCTGCTGGAATCGCCCAAAGTAAATTAGCAATGCAAAAAGCAAATACTTTCGACGAAGACGATGCTACAACAGGTTGGAGCGGTACTGCTACAAAAGTTCAAGCAGATTTAGGGCTTGCTAAGTTTAGTGATGAAAACTTTGAAACTGCTTCGGGCTATGTTCGTATTAAAGACAACGGCTTAGTATTTGCAGAACTTAATGACATTGATCAATATACATTGTATGGTAGACAAACTGCCGGCACAGGTGATCCTGAGATGATTGCATATGCTGATGCCGTTAAGTTTGGTAAAGGTTTAGAAGATAATGACTTCAAGGATAGTGAGTGGTCTAAAACATCATTAACTATTTTAAGTCTTACTGGTTCGATAACTGTACAAGATGGGGAAACTGTTACGCAAACCGGAACGGGTGCAGTAGGTACTGTTCAAGGATTTACAAAATTAGAAAACAAGCTATATGTACATAGTGTATCAGGTATATTTAATACTTCGGGACAATTGACAGGTAGCGTAAGCGGCGCATTAGGTGCAGCTAGTATTCCTCAAACTGTAGCTTCAGATACTATAGAAGGTAGTGTGCTGATTAAAACAGATGAAGGATTTTATGCTACTACACAGATATCAACTGGTACAACAGCTGATAGCATTGCTAGAAGAGATATAAACGGTAAACTTGATGCAAGTGCAATTAAGGTTGGAGGATTTGATACACTAACCTTAACAAGTTCTACAATATCATTAAAAACACCCGGAGGTGCAACAATATTAAGTGCCGCAGGAAATAGTAATGATTCACTTATTACTAGTATTCCAGGAAGTATTGATATTGGTGGGACTGGGATTACTGATCAAAGTAATGCTCAAAGCGGTTCTACTTATGCAGGAGAAGGATTTGTATCTACTGACTGGGTATATACAAACTTTATTGAAGCACAAAGTGAACGAGAAGAACAAGCTAATGCAACAACTGGTATTGCGTTAGGAGTTGGCAATGGCTTTACTGGCGAAGCAGCAGATACTATACTATTAATTGCAGAAGGATCGCCAAGATTAACAATAACAGCATCTGGAGCATCGTTTGCTAATACGCTGACTGTAGACGAAAACTTAACAGTTAGCGGAAACTTAACAGCCAACGGAAACACAACATTAGGAAATGCAGGAACAGACACTATAACAATAAATGGTGAAGTAATATTTGGTGCAAATGCTACGATAGGTTCCGATATTAAAATAGATGCTAATGGTACACGTAATATAGGCGAAAGCGGTGTACGCTTGGGCACAGTGTATGCAACAACGTTTAATGGTGTTGCAACACAAGCAAAATATGCTGACTTGGCTGAAAAGTATGTAGCTGATGCAGCATACGAACCAGGTACTGTTTTAATATTTGGCGGAACCCACGAAGTTAGCATAACTAATATAAAGGGAGATCATAGAATAGCAGGTGTTGTTTCGACAAATCCAGCATACTTAATGAACTCAAGTTTAGAAGGAGAGCATGTTGTCGATCTTGCGTTAACAGGAAGAGTACCGTGTAAAGTACTCGGAAAAGTTAAGAAAGGTGATATGTTAGTAACATCTGCAATAGCAGGATATGCTATCGTAAGCAGTCAACCAAGTGTAGGTACATTAGTAGGTAAAGCACTTGAAAATAAAGACAGCGATGGCAAGGGCACAATCGAAATAGTCGTAGGAAGAGTATAACATGGCAAATAGATTTCCACTAATAGTTGATACTAGTGATGGTAATAAAATAAAAGAAATAGAAGTTGGAGATAATTTAAATCTCCAAGGTTCGGGGTTAGTTAATGCATCGAGCATAACAGTGAATGGTG